GTAGAAGTCGTCGTAGAAGTCGTCGTTGGGGGGACTGTCGTAGTCGTGGTTGTTGACGTAGTCGATGGCGGCGGCGGTGGAAGCGTTGTCGTCGTGGTGGTTGTAGTGCTTGTTGAACTCGTCGTAGAAGTTGTCGAAGAGGTCGTCGGGGGCACCGTTGTTGTTGAACTTGTGGTGGTCGTTGTTGTAGTCGGAGGCACCGTCGTCGTGGTGGTGGTTGTCGGAGGCACCGTCGTCGTGGTGGTAGCGACGGTGGTCGTCGTCGTAGAGGAAGGGACAGGTTGGACCACCGGTACAGGAACCGAGGTGGTGGTTGTCGTGGTAGAAGTTGTAGATGTTTCCCATATCGTAGTTGTGGTGGTAGTCGGCGGAAGAGTGGTAGTTACTATAGTAGATGTGGTCGTGCCCGTGCCTATTAAACTGAACTCTGTGGTAAGTTCATACTCGCCAGCCCCCCACTCAGGCGTGTTTCCAAGCCCTAACTGCTCAGGGTAGTAGCCTGCGCGTAGGCGGTAGTCGCCAGCATCCAGCGTCGTGTAAATCTTCGACGACACGCACTGGTCTTGCTCGTTGAAGTTGCCGTCGTCGTCGTATGCGACCAGCGTGTCGATGTCGTCATACAGCCATAGGTATGGGTCAACTGTTACCTCTTCGCACGACTGGTTACTGTTGCCATAGATGATGACGAGAGTTTGGTCTTGATCGACTGTGAAGTACCAGTCAGATTCTTCGGTGACGGTATAACTAGCGGCACTCGTAACTCCCCCGTACAACAGAGAAAATACCCATATAAATAAAGGTAAAAAGGATATCTTACGCATACGGCCTCCGTATGCCGATACTACCGCAATTCTCTAGGTGTAGAACAGTAATAATTGCCGTAGTTCCAAGGTCCTACGCCACATTCTGCCCACATCACAGCACACGACTCAGCGTTGTACGCAAAGTCATCTGCAAAAGCGAATCGGTCGTAGTTCTCCAGCAACTTGCCTTCGTTAAACCAGCCTGACAGGTTGTTCTGCTGGCACAAGCCCCATGAGTCGTCACGGGTACGAGTGTTACCGTTATGTGCCGAAGAATTACAGAGAGACTCACGGCTGATGATGCGGAGCATGTCTTTCACCGAGTCATCACTGGCACCACGATCCCACATGGCTCTGGCGATGATGTTGGCCTTAGCCTGTGTGCAACCACTGCCCTCCCCATACACCTCTGGGATAGAACCTTCCCACACCGGGAGCGGCACTAACGTGGTTGTGGTACTAGACAAGTAGTGAGAGGTTGGTTCTGGTCCACCCTCTCCCTCGTACGTCACTCCATTCGGGAGCGCTGGCACCTGTGGAATAGACTCCTCGCTTTCGTGAGAGTCTGCTGACAGCGGTTGAATAATTAGAGGATTACCACTCCACGCTACTTCAGTGGTGGTAGTCGGTGGGGGAGCGCTGTCTTTCGCTTCGTCATTGAGGACCGCTACAAACAGCGATACCCAAGAAGCAAAGGCAAGAGAAACAAGACGGAACATTGAGGTACCTCCTAGGCGTTGTCTCCTTCACCCACTAGTGTACCACAATGTTACGTTTTCATGTCAATACCCGGCTAATAATGGTCGTCTGGGTGGGGGACGATGACAAACGTACTGATAATCGACTTATCGGATGACTCAGGGACTAGCCCCCCATGAAGGTGTAGAAACGTTGCCGGAAAGGTGACGATGCGACCCTCCACTGCGTCACAAGTGAAATCGAAGTAGTCAAAATACGTACCACCGCCCTTGTCTACGGTGTTCAAATACATGACAGAGGCCAGCACTCGATCACTACCACTACCTGCTAGATATGGAGCGCCATCTATGTGAGCCGTGTAAAAACCCTTGCCCTGTTCGTACCTTTGGTACTGATATCCCGTATCTAACCTAGCGCGCCACTCACTCGCCATAGCAGGGTAGTTACTGAAGTAGTCCTTTAAGACCTCTACGTAGATGTCGTAGAGACTGCGTTCCATACTGCCTAGAGCCTCTGCCTCTTTCGATGATTGCACAAGGGCATTCTCGCCAGCAATGTGAGCGTCCATAGAAAGTTTAGTGTCGGGTTCAACCCCGCCTACTGTTCGTCCCGGATTGGACAAGTGGGGGCGTTTAGCGATGTATTTAACTATCTTTCGGCACAATTTAGAGGGTATGGCCTCATCGTGTATACATATGCCAGCCCCCTGACCTAGGGGCCACTTAGGTTCCTGCATCAGTCTTCTTCAGCATCAGGTGCCGTCTGAGCCTGCTCCTGCAACTTAGCAATCTGGAGGGCCTGTACGCAGATCGTGAACTCCTTGGGGAACTGGCGCTGGAACTCTTGGATGGCTTCTTCTGGGGTGATGTTCATAATTGTGTACCTTATCTGTTGGGGACGAGAACTGTCAAGACCCCTCTAGTGTAGCGAGTCTGGCGGATCAGCGGCGACTTGTGCCTGTCTGTCTGCCGCCGACATGATGTCCGCATCCAACACGACTTGATCTTTGTTCGCTGGGATGCTGTCCACGTCGGGGTCGTTCGTCATACGTTCAACCTCTTCTTGATAGATTTGGTCGATTGCTTGACGGCAACGGTTGTGTACCGCATTGCCAATCCAATCTTGAGGGTCGAAAGCGACGTAGCGAAGTGCCTTGTCCTCTGCGTCTGTCAATGTAACTGTGTATTCTGCCATTATTTTCTCCTTATCCAAGCAGGTAGCCGCCGAAACGGGTGTATGCGACGTTGCCGTATGACCCTCCACCGTTATCAGCCGCATAATAAATCTGAACATAGTCATTCGCATTGAGCGGGACGATGCGTTGTTGAGATGCTTGAGTGTATTTGCCTGTGCCCTCGCCTGTCTGGTCTAACCGTAGTTGCGCTTGGACGTACAAGTCGCTTCCGTTTACATGAAAGTAGTAGCGATGCACCGTACCCGAGTTCGTTTGCCCGATGTTCGTCCAATAAAAGAAGTAGGTGCCAGATACCGGAACTGTGTAACGATATGTTGATGTGCTAAACGAACCTGTGGAGTCGTGTTCGATGACGTCGAACGGGACGTACTGTGCGCTTGTAAATGTGGCAGAACGTGTTGCCTCAAACCGTGGCTGGTTCGGCATTGTGACATACCCACCTGCCCGAGTGATCTCCATATCTGTGCGAACAGTGGTGTTTGAGTTGTAATGACCGATCTTGGTGATGTTCGCATCACCGTCGTACTTGATCTCTAGCCCGTAGGTAGGGGTGTTTGCGTCAGACTCTAACAGTTGAAGGCTAGCGGTGTCGTTACCGTCGGTGCCTGTCACTCTGAGCACGGGGTCACCAGACTTGTTGATGGCTAGGATTGTGCTAGGCGACGATGTGCCGATGCCGAGGTCGCCCCCAATAGTGACGTTACCAGTGAAATCGGTAGCGCTATCAGTAGGTACCGTTACCCCAGTAACCCATAGAAATTGAGTTCTATCAACAGATACAGCAACAAAAGCAGATGAACCAGCAGAGGGGACGTTCCACTCACCGGCAGTAACAGTCAGTCCAGTCGTAGGTATATTGACGACCTGCCCTGCCCCGAGGAGTGTTGGGATACGAACTTGAGCCTCCCCCGTCGTCGTATTTGACGAGTGGACAATCGCCCTATGTAATTCAAACTCGTTAGTAGACATTAACCCTCCCAGTAAGCGCTGCCCATTGCCCCGTCTTTAACACAGGTGCGGGGGGCGAGGTGAAAGAGGGGGTCTTTGTCTCTACTAGTTGGGAGTTGCTATTTCTAGCGATCTTTAATTCAGTCATATAAGCAGCAGAGTGGGCCGTGTGCTTTACAGCCTGAACGTACCACAAGCCATCCATGCGAGAGTCATTGTAGTTATCTACAGATACTACACCTCCGGGGCGGCACCCCGGCGTACCTGTTACTAACACCGTAGCGTAGTGGTCGTAGTCGCTCTTGTTGATCGACTCTAGTATACGAGCAGCCTCGCCAAACGAATGAGCGGTAACGCTTTTCTTATTTCTGTAAATAGCGGTGTTCTTGTTTCCGTTCTTAAGGTCGCCCGTAGACACGTCGTAAGATGTGCCATCGTCGTTTAGCACAGTGATAACCGTCTCTTTGTAGTACCCGTCGGGGTGCCTAGTGGAAAAGGAAGCGTCAAACTCAATGATCTGGCCGGGGTAGTAGTCGGCTTGCCCGCGCATCTTTCTCGCGGTCAAAAGGGGAGCGTAAGAGATGCTGCGACTCACTGCTTTATACGGGTCATATAGGTGGATATGCGCCCCATGAGAAGATACGGATAGACCTAGGCTGTTGGCGTATCTGGTCAGAAACTGCCAGTCAGACTCGTCTGACTGGTTCACGTTTCTGTGATAGGTCTCAAACTTTGGAGCGTCAACACTAAACCCGTACTTTTTAGCCAACTCTACTGCGATGTCCGTAACCGAATACTTTTCCCAATTCTTAGAGGTGGTACCGCGCATCGTGTACGAAGCCCCCATACAGTACAACTCTGCTTTCTGAAATGGGCTGTTGTTTACGACACCACCAGAGGTACGAGAAATGGGGCGAACGTCGTCAATGTAGCCGTAAAAATCGTAAGAATTAGAAGCGCTAGACGAAAGAGAGAACTGAATAGGTAGTCCAACGTAATCTAAAATAGCCCTTGTTGGTATGCCGTTTACAGTGACAACAAGCATATCGTGCTTGTTTTCCTCTAGCAAGACTTCAATTCGGTTCATGTTGTTGTAGTCAAACTCCGCTCCGTTAATTCTCATGGAGATAGAAGCAGACGACCCTAAAGGTTGCTTAACTATCATTTCGGCAACCTAATAATCATCCCAACTACTAGATCTGTAGGAAACTTGACTTGGGGATTAAGATCGGCAATTTCCCAATACCTTTTAGTATCGCCTAAATGCCGTAGCGATATACCCTCTAGGGTATCCCCTTGCCTGACTGTGTAGGGAACGTACCTAGAACCTACCTGACCGATTCGGTCTGCTTCCTTGCCGTTAGAGGTGTACCTAGATTGAACACTGTATATTGCCATGATTAACCACCGAAATCAGAATAAGGGTTGTTGACTTCGTCAAGATCTTCGTTACTGCCGTACTCAGGACCCCAAGGCTGCTCTGGGGGCGCGGGGACCCCGGAAGCGAAGTCAAACGAAGTAGTAACATAGATGTCTTTATAAGGAGTCGACGGAGCGGGGGCGCGAGAAGTGCCGGGACCCCAACCTCCGTCGTACTGTTGCGACCACGTCTCTGTGACTTCTGAGGTCACAGTGGTACTTCCATCTTTTGTAATAGTAATCTTACCGGTGAACTGATATGCCCACCAATAATCAGAGTGTAGAAACTGTTTTTTTGTAAGAGCATCGCCCACAGTACCTGTGACGTCTGACGACGGCTTGGACCCCCAAGAAACAGCACGATGTTCTTTGTAAATCTTTTCCCACTCTTCTTTAGTGGTGGCTACGTTATAACTACCCTGATTACCGTTAGCAAAACTTGGGATACTGAATACCCTGTATATATGACTGTACTGATCGCCAGTGCCACTGTCCGTGTACAGTCCTCCAATTAAAGACGAAGTACCTGACCTGTCTCTTAGGTAACTCGCTAAAGCATCTGATCTGCTAGTAGTTGTAGAGGCGATTAACTCCTCGAAAGTATCGTAAGCGTCCGGGCTGTACGCCCATACGTCGAGGCTTCCGTCTACAGATACCGTCACACTGGAACCGTCTATGAAAAGACGGTTTACTTTACCTCCAACAAACTGACTTGTTTCTCCGTCTTCGGATTGGGCAGTTACAAGTGGTATGTCTTTAACAAAGCAATGTAGATACTTATAAGAATCTTCATCTAAGTTCCTTAAAGCGGTAATACCTAAACCACCTTCTGGAGCGGGGTTGTCATTGTCACGTAACTCCGGGTTGTCGTCTTGCTCTTTCCAATCTGCTAGAGCGAACACGACTTTACCGAAGTCGTGGTCACCCACCGCCGCTAACTCTATACGAGGCTCGTACTGACGAGCGACTTCCTCTTCATAAGTCTGCTGCAGGCTTTGGGCCAAAAAGGTCTTTTCTCTAGCAAAACCTACGTATTTTGCGTCTATCTGAAGGTTTACAGCGCACTGTAGGGGGACCATACTTTTACTGAACTTAGTAAAAACAGTTCTTGCCTCAGTGACAAAGCCCTCAACAATGTACAAGGATGAAAACACCGCTCTAATAGGAAAAGGAAGAAGAAAAGCGGCGTTACCAACGTTTACATCTAGCAAAAGATCTAGGTTCTGAAGAGTGAGCGCATTATCGGCTTCTACGTCTAACGTTATATCGTCAACGTCTTCTTCGTCTTCTGCTTGGCTGGCAGCCCTCTCCGCAGCGGCAGTTGCTTGCTGGTTTTGTCGAGCCAACTGTTGGGAGTAGATATCCTTAGCAAAATCCTTAGTCGCTCTGGACATCCCCACACCGATTACTGAATACAGAATACCTATGTCATGCAACACTCCTACCTGAGAGGGGTCGCTTGCCTCCCATGCAAACTCGGTGTCGAGAGCATCGTTTGGGCTGCTGTTGTTGTACTCCATAGTACGGTCAAAGAATAAGTCAAAACTGAACTGAGTCGCACCCGGAATAGGTTGAGCCATATCTTCTGGGGACAAGAGCAAGAAGTTACGAATCTGTTGGCTTTGCGCAACGGAATGCTGGATGTCCTTGGGGTTAAACTGGAACTGGCACTTAACACTAGATGCGTTGGGGCTTACCATGTCGTTTAGGCTTCGGATGTACCCCCGTTTCAGACGAACTTCTGCGCCGGGGTTATACTTAGCAATTTCACGAACGTTCCGGTCTGGGTAGATGAATTTCTTGTTGATTTCGCCTCTAGTGAAAGACTGGCTAGTGATGTTCCACCCACTGCGGTCGTACTCACCTGAAGTACGCTCACCCATACTGCTCAAGTCATAGTACTGGTCATTACGATAACTGTCAGCCATTACGCTGTCCTCATTTCGTTTCTTTCTACTTCGTCTCGAAGGATCTTAGTGACCGTCCTAGCAATCTCTGTAAGATCTGCTCGCTCAGGCATACCGTGGAAAGAGATGTTGGGGGCGACATTGATAGTAGGGGATGAGTTGTAGTTTACCGTAGAAGAACCCGCCGCTCTAGGAGAGGTGTTACTGCGAGTGAGGACACGATCCAAAGGATCACCTGCTTCGGGACTGCCGTAACCGGCGTTGTTGACAGCCTCTTGAGCAGCGGACACATTAGTACCAGCAAGAGGCTCGCCGTCCTCGGTCCAACCTTCACCGGGTGTGTACCCCCATGGAGAAAGGTTTTGCCCCCCATTAGACAGGATATACGCGGCGCGAGCATTGACATACGGATCAAAGAACCCGGCTCTATTAGCAATTCCCAACTGCGACATCATCGATTCAGACATGTTGCTGTAGTTGATTTGCCACAGACCAAGGTCACCAGTCATAGACGACGGATCATTATTAGTACGGTGAGCATCAGGCACGTACGAGGATTCGCGCCCAGCAATAGCGACCATATTGACAAGCGCTTGACCCCTAAACCCTGCCCGATAGGCGATGTGCGCGACTTCCTCGCGAGACAAAGGCTGACCAGAAGCGTAACTAACAGATCCTCCTGATGACGCTCCAGATGATCTACCGGCTCCGATTACAGTGGAACCAGTAGACCTTGTTTGCCCAGCAAGTAGACGTTGAGTACCCGCCTGAGACAGCGCAGATATGATCTGAGAGGTGGACATCGACCCGGAGGCGAGAAAGGTCGCAGAACCAAACGTAGCGTCAACCTCCGCCATACCAGCAACGCCTCCAGTACCTCCTGAAACCCCTACCGGGGACGCAGTACCAGAACCCTCAGAATCGGAGTTACCACCGTCGTACTGGCTTCTGAACCTAGGAACTTCGGCTGGCTGGACGTGCCAAGGTTCGTCATTACGCCAGCCTTTAGCCTTCCAGTTGTTCAGCCCAAACCTCGCTGAGTTAGCCACAATCCAAGCGTAACTATGGCCGTCCCCCTCTTCGTAAATGTCAGCAGCAAGACCGGTTCCGTGCATAGAGCGACCGGGGGGAGCCGTAAAAGCATAACCTTCTCTTGATTTCCAGTGCTTACCATTCCAGAATACTTCTGACTGGTCTTCAGTAGTTTCCTGCATCTGCCTGTAGAAAAGGGCTTCCTGTTCGGAATCGTTTCTAAATCCACTGTTAATACCAATGTCGTGGTTTTCACGCATCATATTTAGCAGTTTCGAACTTAAGCGAGAGTCTAACTTCCTAAAGTCCGATCTATTCTTCAAAGAAGACAGACTAATGCGTCCCGCCCCTGAACCTCGCGGACCGGCGGGGACCATGATCTCGTGGTCCCTAGAAGAATCGTTAGGGCCAGCAGTACCTAAACCCCCTGCCCCAGCGCCGACTGTGGGAGAGGCGTCGCCATCGCCAACTTCACGAGGGTCTCCGATAGCGCCAAGAAGAGAACTCGCGAACCGAAGAGGCGCTGTAACGATGCTCTTTAGCCCACCAGTGATTGCCCCCGCATAGCCCTGACGCATCTTGTAGGCATACTGAAGAGCGGTGTCCATGCTGGTCAAAAGTTCAATTACTTTTTGCTGGTACTTTTCGGTATTAGCCATGTCATCAATCTGTCGTGACATGAACTCTTCTTCCCGACGAACCTGTTGACGTACTGTTTCTTCCTGTTGTAGAGCGAAGTTACCTTCTGCATCTCCCAGAAGTTCTCTGTGCTCTTTGCTGGATGGGTCGTACATACCGGTGCCCCCAGCATCACCGAATGCTACGTTTTGGCGGGCATATTCCAGAATGGAGGTTTGGGTGGACTCGTCGGTGATACCGGCATCAGCCATGCGAGCACGCGTTACCGAACCCAACTTCAACGCATTGGAAATTTGAGACTTACTAGTAAGGCCCATACGTCGAACGATCTGCTGACGCATAGCCATGGGGTCAGTATCAGTACCACCTAACCCATATGCGCTAGTTCCCAGCATGTAGAACATGCGGTTGACAGTCTCGGGGCGCATCAAGGACTGCTGCTCGTTAAGGATGTCCTGAGTTGATCTGGTCATGCCGCTCGACACGCGCAACGCCTCAATGGATTGCCCCATACGAGAAATGTCTGGCTGGTTCATAGACATGCCATACGCCATGCGGAACTGCAATACGTCGTCTATGCCCCCCATACCTAGTTTGTATGGAATAAGAGGTTTACGATAAGCGTCGATAACGCTACCTTGACCGGACTCCTGTCTCCCTGAAGCCTGCTGTAGAAGTAGGTTAGTTCTAGAGGCGGGGGCGGCGTACTGTCTGCCCCGTTCTATTCTTGCGTCTAGGCGGTTAAACGCTCCGTCAATAGCCCCCAAAATAGCGTCTACGAGGGGTTTGGCTACTACAGAGCCAATTTGTACTGCCGCGGCAGCGCCGGGGCCACCTGCTGACGCTGCCGTGGCTTTGACGGAGTTTTTGACGTTATTAGCGGTACCCGCACTCTCGGTACCTACCTTGATACCGGCTATATTGCCAGACTTTGAAGGTCGACTGCTTGAGGCTCCTCCAACACCAGCCATGCTCGACTGGGCGTTACCGGCAGACTCAGCCAACTTATCCATCGACTTTTTAAGACTGTCGACTTCTTTGCGCATACTAGTAAGCGACTTAGTAATGGTTTCAAGCGCTTTAACGTCAGCCTTGATACCCACGCGAACATCGCCAATGGTACTTCTATCTACCATTGGCCTTTCGCCGGGGGTCTGAGGTGTTGGGGCCATAAACGTCTCCGCTAGTTCTTACGCCATTTGGCCATCTTATACCAGAATAAGCGTTGGCGAACCGATAAGTTCTGTATGCTGTTAAAATCGAACCCTTTATAGACGTAGGCTATGGCTTCGTACTCCCAGTATAAGTTACTTATATTAACTAAGTAAAAGTGAGACCCAATCGAGCGCCAATGGAGTTTGCTCACCACAGGCCGCACATTGAGTATCCACCTCCCCCAGTTTAGGCCCTACTTCAACGTCAAGTACGGCATTTATAAGTTTACGCCTGTCTGCTACATTGAGACTTCTAGCCCAAGCGACCGGGTCAGCGGGGGTCTCGCCTTCCGGCCACACGACGCACTTAGCCAACATATGAGTGTTCAACTCCGCGTCGGTTTCAGTCTTCTTTTGGATAGTAGAAACATCGCTTCCTGCGGGTAGACGCACGGTGCGTACCCCTTTGGAGGTCTCTACTTCAACGCCTTTTCTAATATCAAAGTCGGGCTTTTTGATAGGGAAGTCATCTACTAAATCGATGTACAGATCGTTAGCAGTTTGGCACGAAGAGCAAGTATAGTTAAGAACTTTTTCTCTGCCGTATGTCGCCTTGATAATTCCCAAATAAAGAATGTCTCTATCTGCAAAAATTAAAGAGTCTATGACTGCTGGCTTATCTCGTACTTTTACATTACCTACTTTTACAACTGCCAACTTCAGAATTTCAGTCATGTACTCTGAGTACAAAATATCTTTCTTTTTAGAAAGACGTGCTAACCGCTCTTCATCTTCCCCAGTTAATTCCCTAACCTCTGCTACGTCATGCCACGTACCCACGTCGCCTGACTTTTCGTACACACCCCTGAGTAGGGTGACCTCGTTCGAACCCTGTTCGGGCATAGCAGGTACGGGATCTGATATGGCGTCGTTAATTACGCCAGCGTCGTCTTGTTCGCTCAATTTGTACTCCTATTTTAAGTGTTATTGATTATCAGCCAAAAACATCAACATCTGATCCCTCTGCGAGATCGGGCGTCCACAAGATTTCAAAACCTTCGTGGTTAACTACCAACTGCTGGATAAGCAAAGAAGAGTCACCAGCGTTTAGGTCTCCCATAGCATACGATGCGGGCCAACAGTTATACAAACGATAGCCCATTTTAGCCGTAAGACCCGTTAAAGGCGTGTTGTCTGAAGGGTCGTCGTCGTACTGAGCCGTCGATACGGGGTGATCATAGATCGAAACCGAGATGTTACAGCGGTAGTCGTTACCCTCAGAATCGCTATTTGAACCTTCTTCAAAACCACCCTGTCCCCACGTGTGCAAGAACGTCTGCCACTTGTACATAGCATCTTGTTCTCCAAACACACCACGGGTGAAGGTGACGGGGCCGTAGTCCGACTGACCAATCATCTTGTGCGGGTGGGTGTTCATGCCGCCTTCACGGTATGCAATCATCTCGTTCTGTACCGAGATACCAGAAACAACGGAAAACCCAACTTCAAAGTCTTTGCCGTTGTCGGTGAGTTCTGAGAGCCTACCGGTGGGGTGAATCTTAACTCGGAACTTAAAGTTCCTTAGTGGATCAGTTGTTGCTGAACGTGCCATTTACATATCTCCTTGTTAGAGGCTCTCAACGGCGTTGCTTCCGCCGCTCCACTGAGAAAGGTTAATAACGATGAACTCGGCAGGGTACTGAAGCGCAACACCGACTTCGATGTTGACCGTGCCCTGATCGATGCTGATGGGGGTGTTGTTAGTGCTATCGCAAACTACATAGAAAGCCTGAGCAGCGTTAGCACCCTTAAGACCGCCCTCGTTGTAGAACGAACTTAGAGAGGAGGATACTGCTCCGCGAATCCGTGCCCAAAGACGCTCATCGTTAGGCTCAAAAACAGAAAACTTAGTGATGTTGTCTAGCGTGTAACGGAGGTGGTTGAGTGTACGCCGGATTGGGATGTAGCGATCCGAGCCAATCTTTGTAAGGGTCCGAGCGCCGTACACCACGATACCGCCACCCGGAACTGCCTTAAAGCAGTTCACCTGAGGAGTGGTCACCCCTGAGTAGAAGTTTCCGATGTTAACGTCTGTCAGGTTTACTGACAGACCCAAAGCGCCACGAATGTCAGCAGAATAACCGGCGGGTGCCTTAGCGACATTATTCTCAACATCAGTGCGGACGTAAAGACCGGCAATGGCACCACCGGGATACGTGTCCCTGATTGCTCCGGGGCCGGACTTTGCTGGGTCAACCATCAGCAGAGAAGGCGTGTAGTGGGCACCAAAGTTACCATTTGAAGCAACAGTGGCCCGGTTAGCAACACTTTCCAAACCTGAAATGGTGGTCACACCCTTATCTGGGTCGACGATAACAAACGCTGTGCCCATACTCTGAGCCTTGTTAAGGAAAGCACCGGTGGTGCTAGTGTCGTTACCCACGGAATCACCGGTGCTGTTCACAAACGGAACAGCGTTCATAACCACAACGCCCTGAACGACGTCAACCTTATCCAAAGCCGCTGAATACTCAGTCGATGTAACCTCTGAACCGTTGTCCCCACCTGAGAAGGCTACGGTCGACGTGTAGTACGCAGACAGGTTGGTGGGGGAAACGGACTCGGGGTTAATCGTGTCAACAGAGATATAGTCGCTGTAGGTGTTGATGATGGTACCTGCATATCGGCTATCTGATTCTTCAACAGCCAGTTCGTTCCACCGCTCTACTTCCACACCATCCAGAGTAATGATGACGTTGAAAGAAGGAAAACGAGTGGCTGAGGCGGGGACTGTGCCAGTTTCCATCTTGAAAACCAAGCCGTCACCCCAAGTGCCAACGCTTGAAGCACGCGCCTTCAACAGCGGCTTAAATCGTGCTTCGGAGGTGTTGTCAATGGTGAGGGTTCCCGTATCGGATACCGCTGCCACATCAGCACCCGTATCGGCTGCGAAGGTGAAGGTCGTGCCGTCCACCACGGAAACAACAGTGCGCTCACCATCGATGCGAGCCACGGTACCGCTTGAGGCAATCGTAACCACGTCGCCAACAATGAGGTTGTGGTTATCAGAAGTGGTGACTGTAGCGGTATCGGAGGCAATGGCGTAAGTAGCCATAGTCACCGTGCCTGTTGCTTGTCCGTAAGGCCAGAAAGGAATGCCCGCAGCGGGGCCAGACGTACCGCCTACGGTGGTCGTAAAGCCCTCAACCTGACTCAATTCCGCTTCGTCAGTGGTGGTGTCGGAACCCACAACTCGTGCAATCCAGCAACCACGGCCCCCATTAGCGAAGAAGTGGTACACCGAGTAACCTAGGTCATAGGAAGGGCTAAGGTCACCATAGATGCGGCGATACTCACCCCAGTTGGCTACGTAAGTTGCGTCTGTCGGACCACGCTGGGCAAGGCCAACGAAAAACGCAGTGGGGCCTGCGGGGACGTTGTTAGACCGCGAGTTAAGCCGAGATTCATTAATGTAAACTCCGGGAGTTGTGTAATTAGGCATTTCTTAAAAATCCTCCGAAATAGGGTTGGTAGGAACGTCACTGTCGAGTTGTCTGTCAGTCAAAGTACCAGATACGTTAAGAACTTTTTGTACCTCGTAGATGTTGCTTTGAGGAATTTCTGCGTTAACCGATGCGGTCATCACTTTACGAAACACCCTCTTTTTATACCCTGCCTCCTGATCTAGGAGGTCTGCTGTGCGCCAGTCTAGTACAGATAAACGGCGCATGGTGTCATCTTCGGGCACGTGGATATATCCGCGCCTAAAGGGGAACACATACCGGAGCATGTGCGCGCTCAACTCTCTATCGTGCCTTTGGCTACGACAGTAAGTAGAGATCTGGTAAATGAGGTCTACGGGGACAAACTGGTCCATGCGGATATAGCCGTCTTCCCCGGCCATATTGCTTAGATCTTCCTCGTCGTACTCGGACGGGAAGTAATCAATGCCGGTTCCCTTAGTCTGCTGTGCGGCAGACAGGGCGGCATCGCGAGTGAAGTAGTAATCGGCCTCGGAATGCTGCCTGTCAGATGCGTACACGATATCGATAAGTTCTATAGTGATAAACGGGTAATGACGCTCTGTCTCCCCATCGGGATAGCGGAAAAACACCTGAACCTTACGGTCAGCGTCACGATCATCACTAACCCGAAGATTAGCCAAACGGTTTTTAATAGCAGCATCTTCTGCCAAGGTAAACCCTGCGTTAGGCACTAGGCACCGCCTTACTGATCTTGTTGGAAAGATCATTTGAAATACTAGTAAGGTGCTTAATCGCCGTAGTCCTAATAACAGAAGATGGGCGGTTTCCAAACTCTAGATCAGCGACCGCGGCTGCGGCAGACTCGTCAGAGGTGTACACAATCTGACCTTTGTCTATGACTACCTTCAAACCATCCGTGACTTCAACTGGCCAGTCGGGGTGCTTAGTAGCCGCCTTTTTAAGGTCGGTTTCTGCCTTCTCAACTGCTTCAGCGATGGAGTCAATAACTAGAGACTCAAACGTATCAATAAAAGAGTCAAGGCTGTTTACCGCGCTGAGGCTTCCGCTAATGAACGACTTAGAACCATGGGAGTATGAAGGTGTAATATCCCTCATGGGGACCTCCTCGGTTCTAGGCGTTGTAAGGCAATAATCACACGTAACGCGCATTACGTGCTAAGTACATGTTACACCTAACTAGGTAGCGATGTAGGCCAAGGAAGGTCCGAAAGGTGCGGGTTTTGAGGACCGATATCAAACGGCATTTCCTGATCAATAAAGGTTTCAAAGCCGCTAATAAGTACGATCACTTCTTCGTTAAGACGACCTCGTACAACGTACTCGTTAACTTTGTAGTAACGATTGTCATAGTAAAACATGTCGTTTAAATGACTGTTGTACTCATCAGGTTTACTTACGCCTGCTGCAACTACGTCTCTAAACAAAGCAGTAACGTTGATGTTCTGCACAGGTTGACGACCATCTGGGATAGCCCTAAAAGCATCCTCTGATTCAGCGACGTACACGGTGGGTATAACAACACCGTTCTTGTAGGTACGACCACCTGATCCGGGGACGCCTTCGTCGTACACATCATCATAGGTACTGTACCCGCCTTGCAGGGGACTGAACTCAAACCAAATAATGTGCTCTCCGGCTTCCCGGTTACGCCTTCGTACGTGCTTGTTTATCAGCCCTAGTTCTCGACGAACATCCATCAGTAGTGACCCGTGGATAGATAGCCGGGAGGAGGTTCGCCCTGAAGGTATACGTGCTCACGGAGTTCGTCGTCTTCCTCTTCAAGGTTGATAAGACCATCATCAATATCGATAAAGATACGTTCGATAGGGCCGTAATCCCCTACCTCGCGAGGCTTGTACAGAGGAACGAGGCGGTTAGTAGTACGGCTAACTCGGCGGAGGTTAAGAACCTCAAGACGTTCTAGGCCAATGTTAAGCGCCTGAGCACGCTTGTTGTACTCAGAGGTCCAATACTCCAAAAGGCTGGACACCATGCGGTAACGCTGAGAAGACTGAATGTGCACAGACTCAGAGGTGATCACATCGATGTCTCTCGCATACTCAGACAGCAGTCCCCACAGAGCCTGAATCAGAGTGTGAATACCAATTACGTCCGCTACGGCGGGGGCGACAGAGGCCAGCGGCACCTTGATGTTATGGGTGTTTAGGTTAATCGCCATATCGGCATAAAAATCTAGATCATCAGGAAGAAGCCATTCGTAATGATTTCCCTCAATCATCAAGGTATCGTTAACAGAAACAGCGGTGTCTAACCTGAGCCAGCCGTTACGAGCGTCCAAATCATAATTTGCTGAGGAAACCTCAACTGCGGTGGAGGCGGTAGGACCAATGGTGGCAACCCACAGAGTTGTTGCATCGATATTAGGTTTACCAATATCGTACGTTCTACCTTGAGCATTAAATGTCGTGCGGAACGGTCTTTTGTAATCACGTAAGTAATTACGAGCCGTGTTTACAATATCAGCCTTAGTAGCCATCAGTCATTCCTAGTGAAGTACAGAGTAACTGAAAGGGGGCCGCTGTCTGCCCCGGTACCCGTGCCTACTTCGATGGTGAGAAGATCATCATCAGCAACACTAGTGCTGGGAGACTGCACTCCCGAAGAGTCGTCTCCTGAAGAAACGGTGGCTGTTTGTAGGCTTGTTCCATTTCGCTTTACGTCCACAACAGCATCTTCTGTGGTGTTGCTTCCGCTGTCCAAAGTGGCTTTGACACCCGTCAAGGTGCCCGCCCAAGGAAGACGATAGTAACCCTGCTGTGTGGCGGTGGACGGAAGACTAGTACCGCTGCTAACCAGTTCCAAAGTCACTACTTCCTCGCGAGCCTCTGACAAAATGTCGTTCCCGTCAGAAACGGTGGCCGCAACGGTACCCTTAGCACGAATAATCCAGCGCATGTAGACGTACTCAGGAACAGTGTCAACTGTGGCTCCACTTGTTCCCTCGTAGTCAGTTAACCTAGCAGTAGCGCCAAGAGTGTCCGTGCTGTCTTTGTTAGCAGACGTGTTGCTAGCGTTAGCAAGGGGACGTTTACCTAGCAAAGAGTTACCAGTACCCTCAACGGTGACGCCGTGAGTGTGGTTAGCGTTAGGTCCTCCGGTGCTGTTATTAGTGGCTCCTCCGGTAGTAAAACCGTGAGCGTGGTTATTACTAGGTCCTCCAGTATTGTTAGCATTACTGTTCCCTACAGTAACAGTGTGATTGTGGTTTCCATCATCAACGTAGTTAGGAGCACCAGTATTACCGCTGTAGTTTGAGTTAAACTGGCTGGTGGTTAACCGAGACTTCATCAAACCTTGATTGTCGGTTTCAGTTCCCTCATGCTTCCAATACACTGTGGCAAAGTCCAGAGGGCGAGCAGCGTGGTAGTTGTGACCAGTGTCGTTAGGAGCGGCACCTACCTCGTCAAACCATGCCCCGTGAGTATGGGTGCCAGCGGAGTTGGTGCCAGAGTTATGGTTGTGACCCATACCGTGAGTATGGTTAGCGCTTTGAGCACCAGTGCTACCAGAGTGCGTGTGCCCCATACTGTGGCTGTGGTTAGCGCTCTGGTTACCAGAAGATGCGGTGTGACCATGATCGACATCATGGTAGTGAATCATTCCGTGAGAATGATCGTGATTGTGGCGGTGGCTAGGAACCGGGACTACAGCGGTGTTCGACCCTGCTCCATTACCGAGATCCCCAGTAGAAGTAGTGCCACGAACAAACTTAGTGTTCAGATTAGGAACGTTAAAGGTAGATCCGCTGTTGGACCCGTACGTAGTCCCGATAGCAGAAAACAGGTCGGCGTACGCCCCTTCCCGGTTTAAGGACTGACCATTACATTCAAGCCACCCGTCGGGAATGACGGAAGTAGAAGCCCACCCCATAATAGAACCGACCGGAACTTGGGGGCCAATGTTTTGCCCTAACTCAAGCCAACTTCCTAAAGAGTTCTTTACAAAAACACCTGATCCGGTGCTACCTTGAGCACGGTTATTCTTGAAGTAAAGACTTCCTGTGCTACCCCCTGTAGGATCTGCTGATCCTACATCGTAAATAGAACTAGAAAGAATAACTCTCTTATCAACAATTTCAGAGGACCCAACGGGGGACGAAAGGCTTCTATACAGTGAAGCCAAAACCACATCTGTAGTCAAATCGATGTCAGTGACGGAGGAGTACGTTACAGCGGTATTCCTAGTGCGGGGGAACCGCGCCCCTCCGTTGTCGGCAAACCCCTCCATTACTACAACATTCACTGTGCCGTTGGTTACACGGGCGACAACTAGGTCAAACCTGTAAGTTGGGTCATCCGAAGATGATGGGCCAGCGGGGAGGGGGACAATAGACGCAGCAACGGAGTAGGAAACTCCGTTGAGGATAATCTTTCCTGCTTCTACGGTGACATTGGCATTGCTGTTGTTGCTGGTGACCGCGCATCCAGAAAAGACACCAGACCGTCCCGTGTTGCCTAGAACCTCAAAGTCAACTGAGTCAGGCTCGGATTGGTCAAGCGTCGAATAGCGGCTAGATGAGCCGGTGGAATCCCCAGCGTTAGGGACAACTAGTGCCATATGGCTCTCCTATCAGAGCGTGTCGTAGATATTACCAGAAGCCTTAAGGTAGTCAAAGAGGTCCATAGGGAGGTCGTAGCGCTGTCCGTCTACGAAGTCCCAGCGACCATTACCATAGTACATCGTCCATGTACCCTTGATCTTTGCATTCTTGGTTGTGGGGGCGACGATTGTTGGCTCTGGAGCGGGGGCCGGAGCCTCCACTGCTTCCTCAACTGCCTCGTCTTCAATGAGGACTTCTGCAATCTTGCTTGCTGTCTTTTTTGTAGCCATGTTGGTTCTCCTTGGTCAGGGTCTATCAATGAGTGTAGCAGGTGAATAATGGTTAGGGGGCGGACTCTAGCGCTTCAATAGCCATCAGTTAGCCTCCGGTTTCGGGTGTGCGTCTTTCACAGCCTGCAACTGTGTAGCCATACCTTCAGGGAATGCTCCTGCGTGAAATAGTGCATCTAATTGGTCACCGATAGACGGGTACGCTGATGCACGTTCTCTCTGGTAAGAACGACCCTCGTACTCTTCCTGTAGCAGAACTAGTTGTGCTTCTATCTCTGTCGGAGTAGGAGGCACGCCTTCTACTTCTACCCACTCAATGTTCTCCAAATCGTCTTCATGCATAATATAGCGAGCATCAGGACGTAGGGTAAGAATTGCGTCACCGTAGTTGGGGGGCAGTCTCATGTCGCAATCTCCAATACGTAAATCGTTTTCCAGTAAAAGTAGATGCGGTCAGCAGAACTTGACGCTGTTACATAGTAATGATAAGTCCTACTTGCGGTTGACCCTGCGGCTATAGTCCCACTCACTACACCTTGGAACATGTAACTATCCCCGTTAGGACTATACATTTGATAGTTTCGTAGAGGAGTAATGTTTCCTCCCCCGCTTTGGTACAACTGATACTGGTTATTGACGCTAGTTGATGTGTTGTACTTATAAGCATGGAAGTTGACCAGCACAAGCATGGTGCTGTCGCTGTACTTTGGTGACATCGTAATACTTGCGATGTTTGCAGAACTAGTCAGATCGCTAACACCCGAGGTTGCCGAGACCATTTGAACTAAGGCACCGTCGCCCTTTACGGTTCCGCCCACCATCTCAAGGTTTCCGCTTGCCTGCAATCCCATTAGAGTTGTGCCGTCAACCTTGAAAGCCATCTGGCTAGAACCGACCTCATTGTTCTCATCTGCCGAAAGAACCAGAGAGCCTACGGAGGAACTCGCAGAGACAAAGGAGTCTGCGTTTGTGTCTGTGTCTGTCAGCCAGATTGTTGGGTTACTGTCGCTGATGTGCAGGGTGCCAGCAGGTGTCGCTGTACCGATACCTACATTGCCAGACGAATCGATACGCACACCGCTAGTACCACTAGCCCAAGGTGCAATAACAAACTCTCCTGTGCCTTGTGTGCCATCAGTGAAGATGATGCCCATGTCGCCTGCATTTACAATGCCGTTGTAACTTCCTTGCGCCAACGAGCCGTGAAACGCCATGGAACCATTCCCCTGAATAGTCATTTCAGGCGAAGCGTCGTTTGCGGCGGCACCCTTTACATGAAGCAACGTGCTGGGTGTCGTTGTACCAATACCGACATTGCCAGTTGAGTCAACAGTTACTCTGGAAGAGCCACTTGTTTGCAGTCGTAGTTCGTCACCAACCGCCGCAACAGCGGGAGGTGTCGTAGTGGCGTTATCTTTGATCTGAATGATTGAAACGGAATCCGTTGACTCAAACAACGCTGGGACATTCCCTGCTCCACTATTGACGTGAAGTGTTTGGCTAGGTGTCGTTGTACCGATACCGACACGATCATTCGTCGCATCAACATGCAATGTATCCGTGTCAATCGTCAAACCACCAGCAACAACATTGTTCGGCACATCATTCGCACGGCCAGCACCCAACACAAGAATCTCACCAGTTGAGCCATCTACACGAACCACACGCCCAATCTTCTGTACGAGATCTGTAAGCGCTGTTGGTCGTGTATCTGTCAGACCTCCACCGGGGGCGACGTACAATGAGTCATTAAGACCGTAAGTACTGGTATCAAGACTCTCGATAACGCCAAGAATGGTGGCATGACCTTCGGCATTGGCTACCAACTCAGACTGAGTAATACCCAAAGCAGGCATCGTGGCGGCAGTAGAAGCATCTGAAGCAGCAATCTCAGTTCCCCCAGATGCCCCCACAGAACCCGTCGCATACACCGGCGACCCCTCAGGAATCGTCACGCCCGATGTATTCTTTACATGCAAATACACCGAACCGGCGATGTTGCCGTGAATGTGGTTGGCGGTGAGAATACCATCTACTTCAGCGTCCTGATTGATGGTAAGAGTGTCTACGACAGTGGGGACGCCTCCTACTACCAAGTTCCATGCCGTACCATCGTACGTCCATGTCTTGTCTCCAGACGTATGGGTGTCACCAGTAGTCGGTGAATCAGGGAAGTTAATAGGCATAACACTCTCCGGTTGCGCTCACCGAAAGTATACTATTTCTTGCTGAACCACTTACGCTTTTTATTGGGTTCGGGGGCGGACTGACCAGTCACAGGGCATGTCTGTGCGGAAGAATCCATCTCTCGTTGAGTCTTTTTGTACTTAGACTTCATGTTACGAGGAATGAATGGGGTACCAAAGCCTGCCTGATCCATAATCTCGTACGCCATACGGTCCCCATACTGCAACTCAATACCCGTAGTGGAACGCTCAAACGGGATAATGTGCTGCATCGGATGTCCCACCGGAATGGTGAACTCGTCTTCAGCCAATACATTGATAACGATATGGGCGTGATGGTAATAGTCAGTGTTGACTACTGCTGGGAGAATCGTCCAGTTAGGGTCTGGTTGGTACATGTCAGGCAAGAACATACATGACCAGCCGGGGGCGGTTTTAATAACCCACGGGTTGATGATCTTGACGTAGTTAGCACGCTTGATACCGCGCACCTCAGTCACGGGGATGGGGCCGGTCTGCTCAAAACTAAAACCCTCAACGCCGAACGGGTGGTCGCCTGCAATGTCGAACTGTGACTCCCACTGCCGCTTGTTAGGCGAGGGGCGCATTTTCAGATTAGCCCACAACGGAATCGTGAATCCGAGGCTGATATAGTCAGCGGTACCGGCACAACGACGAACGCTACCTTCAGCGGACTCTACACCTTTCCACCAATCAGGCCACGTACGGGTGTTGTTGATAGGTAACGACTTCTCGTGAAACAAGATAGGGGTCTGCGGTGCCATAAACACCTGCCCCGGTTCTGGTTCGATTTCGTGGATACTACTTGGACTTACTACTTTCAAATTGCTCGGCAAGTCGCTGGAGTGCTTCTCTGTGGTCAACGATATCTCCCTTCATATACTCCGCAGTTACTTCGTTGATGTGGTGACGTGAGGGGTTGCGAGAGCCGTACGCATCCAACTGCATGGTAGCCAGATCACGACTAATCAGGCCCTGACCTTGCGCTACGTGCCACAGGTGTACGGGGCTGAACAACTCAAACCCAGAATGGGGCATGTCATGAATCTCAGGACACCGCTCTGCCCACAGCCCTAGCAGCCGTTCTAGCAGTTCTGGCTTGGGGGCGTTCTGCTGGTCACGCCACATCTCGGAGTCTGTACGGTCAGAGATGTAGTGAAGAGAGATCATGGCAAGAGTATTTTCCATGATTTGATCCATCATACGGTGGTACTCGCCCACCATATAACGTGATTCTTTGTTGAATGTCGGCAAGTAAGAGCAGATCAGGCGAGCCTGCTGCAAAGACATGGAAATAGAGGTTGCCTCTAGCGGCTCAATGAACCCAGCCGCTAAACCAACCGCTACAACATTCTTCTGCCACGTCTTCTTCATGTAGCCCGACTGGAATCGTAATACACGGCTTTCGTCTGACTCATACCCAGCCGCATCAAATGCTTCCCGCAAGGCATCGTCATCCGAGGTGTGCTTAGAAGAGTAGACATAACCGTTACCCCTACGTTCCTGTGTGGGGATTTCCCACAACCAGCCCGAACTGAGGGCGCGTGCGCGTGTGAACGGAAGAATCTTACCGTCTTCACGGGAAGGGGTGGGGAATACGACGGCGCTGTCACACGGCAGGTACTTACCGTAGTCAACAAATGTCTGGTCGTCCATCTCTTTCAACAACACACGGTTGAAGCCAGAAGCGTCGATGAACAGGTCGGCTTTGATCCTGCCCCTAGCGTTCTTCAGGTACAGGGAGTCCACCCAACCGTCGTCATCCTTGACAACGAAGTCAACCTCATCTTCAACGAAGTGAACGCCGCGCTCGTTAGCGATGATCTTCAGGAAGTCGTTAAGAGCATGAGTGTCAAAGTGATACTGGTTGGTATTGAGGTGGGTGTTTTCATTACCCTCTTTGTCCTCGCTGAATGGGATCTTACCGTCTTTCATACCTCGCCACGACAGCGTCTTGGTTAACTGCAAGTCATTTTCAATGCAGTAGGCGTATGACCCAGCAAAGTTACCAATAGTGATGGGGCCGTGAGACACCGAGTGGTAGTAGTGCGGGGTGTGCGTTGTCCAGTCCTCGAACGCGATACCGTACTTATGAGTTGCTTTTGCGTTAACCAATAGCCCTTCGATAGGGATATTCATATCGTCCTGAAACGACCGCCAGTGTTCCGTGGAACCTTCGCCAACTCCAATAATCCCGATGCTTTTAGACGACACGACAGTAATGTCGTACATCTGGAACCATGCCTTCAGGGTGATAGCGGTGGTCAGGCCAGCAGTGCCTGAGCCGACGATTACGATGTGCTTACGCATCACTCAAACCACGTAACAAGCGAATACTTAGCAGAACCGTCTTCTCCCACGGGTTTAGCAACGTGCTTGTACGGGAAGTTCGACGGGAACGCAACGACACTTCCTGCCTTTGGAGTAACAGTTACATCAAAAGTAGGGAACACTAGTTCGCCACCCGTGTAGCCATCATTGATAAAACAAACAAGGCTCAAGACACGACCATTGCCCGGACCGTGGTCGTGGTGTGCCTGATACTCCTCACCGCCACGGTAACGAAGCACTCGATAACCCTGATCCCCGTGTAGAGTCAAGTCATAAGAACTACGGTACGACCAGACCACGTCGTCAATCTTGGGGAAGATCTGCATCCACTCATCAATCAACAACTTGGTGTTGTCGTTGAGAGTCTCTGAATACTCTTCCGCCGCACGAAGGTTGTCGACACTGCAACTCATAGAGGTGCGCTTGTCGGTGACTTCTCCGTCACCAACGGTATCCCGTGTCCAGTTAAGGAACCCCTCTTCGTTCTCACACTCTTGGATAAGTGTCCGCAAAAAGATGGTGGCATCAAACACATCTTCGTACACGACGATGCACGGTGCTACCTCTACTCCTACTGCTTCTCCCTTTTTCACGCGTCGTCTCCTGACTTGTCAGTTTGGGATTTCATTTCTCCAGAATCTATATCATACTCCAAGTACCCCTCTTCGGGGGTGCATGTGATAAAAGAACTAATCATCCACTTGTCGCTGCTGTGTGCTGGCATACCTGCGTGTGGATGAGTCCAAGCGGCTGGAAACAGTGCCACACGCCCAGCCTTTGCCTGTACCTTCTGCTCTTGTACAGGGAAGTGTGTCTCTCCCCCGGAGTCAATGTCGTTCAAGTAGATGACTGCCCCAAAGATACGGGTGCGTGATGAAACTGGTCCCCAAATGCACCCGTCAATGTGCTCGCGGTAGTATCCATAGTTCTTGGCATAGTGCTGTAGGCGGAAACCGGTGTCGATCAAGTTTGGCACCCGCCATAGGTCAAAGAACTGCGACTGATATTCGCTGATTATCGTCGTCAGAGCCTCAGTCATGATTGACTCATACGTAGCCCACGGCTCGGGGTCAAACCCCTTACTCGTGATGGCCTGTACACCGAAGTCGAAGTCCATGCTGGACTTAGTTGCAACATCTACACCGCCCAGAGTGGGGCCGGGATAAAAGAAGTCATCGTAGTTGTCTAGCGATCTAGCAATAATATCGTCGCATACATCTCTGGGGACGATGTCATCTCCGACCAAGATGTAACTACTGCGATGCCCTGCGAAAGAGAATGTGGGAGAAGTCATCAAGGATTGAGGTTAGCAGACTTCCATTCAACCAGTGCATCTTGCACAAAGATTTCTAGGTCGTACTGGATTGTGTCTTCGGGGGCAGATGGGAACCAATCTGACGTGAAGGCCACAGGATCAATGCCCGCATACAAACAATCAGCGTACAACCGGTGAATTGGGCTGCTGTCAGAAAGCATCACGCACTAAGAGAGGTCTTAACACCTAGGATGAACGTGCGTCGTGCAACCGAGTCGATTACGCTTTGCTGGAGGCTTTGAACGTAATCTGATTCAGCGGTGTCAACGGTCACTGTTGCAGCATCTTCGGTGGCCGGGTCCAAACCGAGAGTAAGCATATATGAGTAGATGTTGCGGTCTACTTGAGCCACCTGCTCATCGCAAACAGCAACCTTGTCTTCATTTGACATGCTTTCAAACATAATTCACCTATCCATCTACATCGATGATTCTGGCGTAGTTGGAGTGGTTACCCAACTGAGCCGAGCGGACATTAGCGTCCATTTGTCTGGTAACGACAATGATAGCACCCTTTTGTCCTTGGTTGCCTGCATTGCCTCCTGTAGCAGTACCTCCGGTGCCTTTTGTTCCTCCTGTGCCTCCCGAGTAGTTCGGGTTATGAGTCACGTTTGTGCCTGCTGGGTGTGCCGTAGCATTGTGATTGGTCGTGAGCGTCCCGTTGGCGGCATGGTTAGCATTTCCAGAGGTGTGACCGGCGGGATGCGCTGAAGCGTTATGGTTGGGGGCCAGAGAGCCTCCAGCAGGATGTGCTGTAGTCCCAGAAGTGTGACCAGCAGGGTGTGCTGAAGCGTTGTGGTTAGGAGCGAGTGACCCTCCAGCAGGGTGTGCTGTAGTGCCAGAGTTATGAGCATGGTTGACCGACGCATGATGGTTCGGTGTCATATTGCCGTTTGCTGGATGCCCTGCATCGCCAGCGGTGTGATGATGATGGTTTGTTCTTACATGGTGATGGTTTTGAACGTGGTGGTGGTGATTGGTTTGGGTGTGATGATGGTGGTTTGAGCGAGTGTGATGGTGGTTTTGTACATGGTGATGGGTGTTCGACTGAGTGTGGTGATGATGGTTCGACTGAGTGTGATGGTGGTGATTTGACTGATGATGATGGTTTGAGCGAGTGTGGAAATGGTGATTAGATCTGTGGTTGCCAGAGTGGTAATTGGACCGTGATGTGTGGTGGTAGTTTGATCGAAGGTGGCTGTTAGATCGCGAATGATGATGGTGATTAGTCCGAATATGGTGGTGAATGTTCTCACGTGCCGTGTGATGTGAGTCCGTGTGGTGGTGGTGATTGGTTCGCGTGTGATGGTGATGATTTGAGCGAGTGTGATGATGCGAATCAGTATGGTGATGATGATTTGAACGAGTCGTAGTTGCGTGGTGACCATGATTACCGTGCGGACCACCAGCAGGATGGTGACCATGCCCAGCATTGTGACCAGTCGTGTGAGACGTGGCGTTATGGCCAGTGTTGCCGTGCGGACCGTTCGCCGGATGATGACCGTGGCCTGCATTGTGACCTGCTGTGTGAGACGTAGCATTGTGGCCAGTGTTACCGTGGGGGCCATTAGCAGGGTGCGAACCATGCCCAGCGTTGTGACCTGCCGGGTGGGCAGTAGCGTTATGGCTCAGGTTAGGTACAAGACTGTTCGCAGGGTGAGAACCAGATCCGGCGTTGTGGCCCGCTGGATTAGGGTTACCGGGGTTTGCGTATGCAGCGATATTGGGGGCGGCAGTGCCATCAGTACCGTCAGTGCCCTGAGTAGCAGTATTACCGCTAGTACCGGCGGTGCCTAAACTGACGATTTCACCAGAACCGGTAACCGTTTTGGCGATAATGAGAACGACACCGCCACCGGCTCCTCTGTCGCCGCCTACACCAGCAGTAGCAGCGTTACCTGATGTTCCGGGGTTACCTGCACCTCCGGGGGCACCTACTGCGGCGTTTGGGTACGTACCAGCAGCACCGGGGTTACCAGCGGTTGCGTTTGCTGTGATGCTTCCATCAGCACCATCTGTTCCGGGGTCGCCGCCTTGAAACGGTCGTACACTTCCGTTAGCCAAAAAGTAGTAACCACCAGTTACGTCGTCAAGGTCGTACAGTTCACCTTCGGTAATGGTATTTGAAGCCTGACCAATACCATATGAAACCGCTGTGTGGCTACGGCGGGCAAGGGTGGAAGAGTATGTGGTTACATCTGATAACCCAGACGGAAACCCGATAGTACCGTTGTTGGTGAGTGTGCCTTTTACAAATACACGGAAGCCGTTGGTGAACAACGTCCCACCTGAGTCGATGGTTAGGTCGTCATAGTATTTGTCGGAATCAAGGGTGACGGTGGTGCCGTTAGTGATGGTTACGTCGCCATCTTCACCGTTACCAAAGATCCACTCATTCGCACTCGTTAAATCTGTAGAAGAGGTAATTGCTTGTCGTGCTAGCCTCGTCAGAATCGGGTTAATGCGCTTACTTCTACCCATTACGGCACCTGCATATAGATAACCGTTCCTGACGAGCAGCCAGTACCGCCGGTGACGTCAGTAGAGATCGGTGAAGTGAGAGAAGATGCAGAAGAGATAACCATTACTGTACCTCCTCCACCTCCCCCAGAGCCGGATGTGCCGGGGGCGGATACGTAACAAGTGCTACCTACTGCGCTGATGTACCTAGCGGCGACAATAACTACACCTCCACCAGCACCTGCCGTACCTCCGGCACCTCCACGTAAAAAGGAGGGAGTAGTTGAAGTGGCAGTAATGGAGTAACCACGGACAGCCTGCATCGGCTGCTTGTAAAAGTTGGTCCCACCTGTACCGGAAGTGGGGGCAGTGGCTGTTTGGGTAGCGCTATCGCCCCCTAAACTATGGGTAACAGAGGTATCGACAGCACCACCTTGGGCGATACTTCCTGCTGTGGCAAACCCTGTCGTGAATCCGATACGAGAACCAGAGTCCAAAGTCAACGTACCCTGCACGAAAACACGGTAACCGTTGGTATTCAAATGCACGTTCTTATCTAGTTTCAAGTAACGGCAAAAGATATCACGGGTAAGAGTGTACGAAGAACCGGAACCCGTGATAGCGGTGGTACCTGAACTGGCCCCAGCCAAGTTGATACTTCCGTCAACACCAGAACCATAAACAGGGTTGGCGAGGTCAGAGTTCTCTAAGGTTTCAACTGCGGCGTCTTGAATAACCGTAGATGGGAAGAGAAGTTGCTTACCTCGTCCGCCACGGTTGCGGCGATGGAATCGACCCATTAGGCATCCTCAATTCCGTTCATAACAACATTGATGGCTGTACCAGCACTGGCGACAATGTGGATCTGGTCGGAAGTGGTGTCGCTTGCCGTGCCGCCGTCATTGTGGAGAACAATAGATGCCGACATGGAGAAGGTTTCATCCGCTGCTAGTGACAGGTCTGAGATCATGATGTGACCATCTGCGAGGGCAACCCCTGCCTCTTTGATGTACACAGTGATTGTTGCTGACCCAGCAGAGTAGTTCGTGAAGATGAACTCCTTGATGACTGTTGTGGTGTCTTGGGGGACGGTATAGATAGATGTGGTAGAAGTTGTCGCGGTCAGCGGACCGGCGAGCCTCTTGTATGACATTGCCATTAGATGACCTCCATGGTGAACATGATTTCAGAATCTGTGGGGGCAGAGTATATTTCTGCAGAACCGGGAGAGTAGGTCGTGGCGGTGTTCCCGTCTGCTACCCACTCTAAGTAGAGTTGGTATTCTGCATTAGCGGAATCGACAGGAATCCAAGCACCATCAGATCGGACGATGACGGTGTATGAAGTGCCAGTAAATGTGTGGGTGTATGTTTCGTATGTCATTACAACTCCGCTGATGCTTCAAAATTAGATGCTTGACAAAGTACGCCGGAACCAACACCAAAACCTGTGCTTACCCCACTTCTAATGTTAATGAATTGAGATGTGCCGTAATTTGTAAGCAACGATGTGGATGTCCCTGTAACCCAACTGCCGACGGTGTTCAGGTAGAGACTGCTCGCTAGGGGAAGAGTTATTGTTGGGTTTGCTCGCATCGGTTGCGGCATAGAGTGAACCGAGTAGTACACACCGCTTATATAGTGCGTGGCTGTTTCAATAGATGAGCCTTTGTAATAGTACCGGTGGCACAACACTAATTCTTCTCCAAAGGAACGATGTTCAAACGGGGTCGCCTTATCACCAACCTCAACCTGTACTCCTGTAATCCGCCAATAATTAGATGTGCTGGAGTTGATATTTGCATTACCGGGAGCGCGATTGCCGTCAGAAACACTAGACCACGACGAAGCCTCCGTACCACCAGTCCATGCTGCCTGCGCTCCTAGATAAAAGCGTGCTTCAAAACCCTGACTGTTGTCGTTTGCTACTGCGTTTGAGGTCTCTGCGGGGACGAGTACGGTTTTGTATTCCCAAGTGTCCGCAGAGTTGATTGTGTAGGAACGACCGATGTGACGAGAGCCGTCCCATCGAAAGAACCAAGCATTAAATGTCCCTGTCACATTTGACTTCACCCAAAATGAAACAGTTACTTCCTTGCACCACGATTTGCCGTAACCGATGTGTTGTACATCCTGCCCCTCAAGTACCTGTGAAACAAAAGTCTCGTTAGTTGCGGTCGCTTCTGCTGATGAGCAGGCGTAGTTGAGAGAGTTGTTGAAACCTTCGGGGGCATCGGTTGTATTAACAGACAGCGTTCCACCCGCATTTACTGTGCAATAAGATTTCCACCTATCAGCGCACCTGTAACCCTCAGACGCACCGACCGCTCCGCTTGATGCCCGCTGGTACACCTGCATCGCACCATTAATCAACAGGTTCCGTTTACCCGTATACGGGGTCACATTCTGCCCAGCGACCTTTAGATAATCAGTATCGGTCGTTCCTACAACATCAAGATCAGTAGCGGGGGACGAAGTGCCGATACCTACACGATCATTGGTTGAGTCAATGTACAACGTGTCTGTATCGCTAGTCAGGTCCCCCGTTACGTCTAGGGAGGGGACCGAAGTAGGAATAGGGTATTTAACGGTACGCCAAGCAGTTCCATCCCAGATGTACGTGCGCCCACTTACTGTGTAAGTGTCGTTTACAGAGGGGCTGGAGGGGAAACTTAACGGCATCAGTTAGCCTCCGGCGGGTCAGGAAAATCGGCGGTGTCGGATGGTGTCCAAGTAGCGGGGAAGTCTCGTAGTGCTTGACGGTAGGCTCCCCACGCCTCTATATTCCACGGCGCATCAGAAACCATACGATAATCGCTTGAGGCAAGCAACTGATCCCTAGCATTTCTCATACGCAAAATTAGCCATTCCTCTGGGAGCGGAGAAATAAAATCAAACTCATCATTTAGATCGACAATCATGTCAGGTACGCTCCGCTCATATAAATAGTGTCGTTACTTCCCCAAGTCTTAGGAAACGTGGCACTCAAAGTCGCAGAACCTCTTAAAGTCCCAGAACTATTATCTGGATAAAACATTGGTCTAGCATTAGCACCACTTTCCTGCAAGTACCACGCACCATGCCACACCGTTCCAACTGCCGCATCACGGGCATACACCTTGCCGTACATACCGTGGTTATAGGTAACGTCTGCAGCAGTAAAAGGAAGAGATGGTCGGAAACCGTTGCTAATAGTGGTAGTACTTCCGACAATCAAGTAAAACTCCCAATACACCAGATTGTCTATTTTTGCGTAACGTGCAACATACGAGCCATTCCCTAACGAACAAAAGTTCAACGTAGGTGTGTAGTTGGTTAAGTCACCAATTGCTGCCCCACCTAGCCGCAACTTACCAGTGGCGTTGATGTCTCCGTTGACATCCAGCGTGTTGGTAGGTGTCGTCGTACCGATACCGACATTGCCGCCAGAAGGGTTGATAGACAACCAGCGGCCAGTTGCATCATTCGTGTTGGCAGTAGCATCAATAGTTCCAACGCTCCCACCGTTACTGTCGATCTTTACTTTGGCATCATCAGTTCCACTTGTGACAGTCAAAGATGCAGCAGGTGTCGTCGTACCGATACCGACATTGGCAGAAGTACTTAAAGACCCTGCACTTGGCTGATGTAACGACGCATACGTCGTCCCGTCTATCTGAAACTCAAGACCACCTGCGGCTGTGCTTGCTGAAGCACCTGCTCTGTTGAGAACAGTATTGCCACCAGCATTCACAGTCAAACCACCGCTCTCAATTAGAGCATTGCCCTGAACGTGTAGCGGCTGGCTAGGTGTTGTTGTGCCGATACCGAGCCGATTGTTCGTATCATCCCAAACCAGATTGCTGGCATCACTAGAGAACGTGCCACCCGAAGCAAACTGAACAGCACCATCAGTACCCGAAGCCGCCGCACTCGCCGCACCAACCTCAACCCATTGTGCTGAAGTACCGTCGTCATACCATACGTATGTCTTAGCGGTATCAGTATCAAACCATAGGTCACCGTTTACTGGATTGGAGGGGGCGGTGGTTTGTACCGCGATGTTTGCGACTGAAGAACCACCGACATCAACCCACACACTTCCGTAGTACACCAACGTGTCACCGGTGTTGGAGTCAAACCAGATGTCCCCTTCTGATGGGTTGCTGGGGGCGGTGGTCGACACGGTCGCCCCACCAGAGATGGTGTTCCAAGCGCTGTTAGAACGGTAATAGAACTTACTGTTAGTGGTATCAACGGCTATGGCACCGTCAGCAATAGTTGATGTGGGGGCACCGGATGACGTCAGTGTAATTACGCCGGACTCTGCCTCGAACGTGTGATCGGTCTTTACTGCCCCTACACCACTGCGGTATAGGTTGGCATCACCTGTAGCGGAACCTGACCCCCAGACAAGTCGCCCACCAGCCTCTACCTTGATGCGGTCGTTGGTATCCCCGTCTACGGAAACAGCAAGACCATCAGAGGATGCCGACGTTAAATTACGAATTGTTACTGGAGTAACGAACTTCTGAGCCACGACTCAGGTTCCTTTCTACGCCCCCTCAGGGGCTATGTCATTATGCCGATGTTACAACGATACGGTAGTCACCTGAAGTAATACTGCTACCATTCAGAGTCACTGTTACTGCATTGGTGGTACCGCGTGCTACGTCACCGACAACCGTTGCCCCAGTGCTGGTGTCGAACACCTGTACGATGACATCCTTGGTACCGAAGTTGTGGGTAACCGTCGTCGTGCTGGTTGAGCCGGATGAAGCGGCGCAGTCCTGAGCAGCGATACGAGCAAGAGTAGAAGTGCTCGTGGTTGGGGTGCCCGTAGAAACACCGAGATTCGTACGGGCATTGGTCTCGGTGCTTGCACCAGTACCACCATCAACGACAGCGATATCTGAAGTAAGACCGCTGACCGTACCGCCTTCGACGTTGGCAACGAGAGTACCGATTGTGTAACCGGTAGCCGCTGTGTCAACAGTAGTAGTGGGGGCCGTTTGCGAGTCAACGAACAGTTTGAATTTGCCGCTGTCGTCAGCGTCGCGGAACAGACCGGCGTACAGGTCCTGCGAACCAGAAGTGTCGTACAGACCGTAGAAACCAATGTCGACGGCATCAGTAGTGTCGTTGTTGCTACCGAGAATGATGAGCGGGTCTTCGACGGTCAGGGTGGCGGTATCGACAGTGGTCGACGTACCGGTTACCGTCAAGTTACCGCTAACAGTAAGATCGTTTGTAACCGTAAGGTCATTACCGATGATGACGTCGTTAGGTAGGCCAACAGTGACCGCTCCAGTAGAAGCGCTGACCTCAACCTCATTAGCGGTTCCGGTCAGTGATGAAACAGTGTTACTGCTGAGGTCGCTAACCTGCGAAGACAGGATGCTGATGGAAGTTTGTCCAGCAGCAGTTAGGCGACCTTGCTGGTCTACCGTGAACGTGGAAACAGTGTCAGCCGCACCATACGAACCGACAGTGACTGCGGTGTCATCTAGGTCGATAGTAACGGTGTCGCTGGCGACGGTGGCAGTAATGCCGGTGTCTCCAGCAAATGTCAGGGTGTCTGTTGCGAGGGCAACGCTGTCTGAGGTCGCCCCGTCACCAGCGATAGACAACGTAGTAGTAATGCTGGCTGTGCTAGCCGCAGTAATCTGACCCTGAGCATTGATAGTCAGCACAGGAATGGCAGTGGAACTACCATAGGATGCTGCGGTGACACCCGTAGTGTCGATGTTAAGAGTTACCGTTCCAGAAGTACCCCCACCAGCAAGTCCTGTACCAGCGGTAACTCCTGAGATGTCACCTTCAGTAAGGTCATCCCAACTGGTGCCGTTGTACACCTTGATATGGTTAAGGCTCCCATTTGTATCAAAATACAATTGTCCGGCGATAGGAGCACCGGGGGCAGACGCCAGATTCTGAACGACTGCATTTTGCAACTCGTTCTGATTGAGATCTAAGTTTGTCAAGTACTTCTGGGCCATGACGGCTCCTTATGTTAAGTATGCGTACCCAGAGAAACCCCCTGAGAACTCAATGCGAACGGTCTCGTTGTCTACGTATGTTACCTCACCTACTACTACCGAATTAGCGCTATCGACTACTGTGACTGAAGGTTTTCCTCCCAATTCGTGGGTAATTGTCCACGTAGCAGAGGGAGATGTTTGTGTGTGCGTATGGCGTAATGTGAATTGACTAAAGCGACCAGTGGGAGTGGCAGGCCATACACCGCCTACCTTGGGGCCATACACAGCGCTGCTATCATCTAGATCAATATAGAAGTCTCCGTCGACCCCTACGTCTGATGTTGGAAGACCGTTTCCAGACAGGAATACTGTTCCTCTTTTGCCTTGGGGGCCGGGGCTGGTGACCTCAATAACGTAATCAGTTTGTGGAATCTCGATAACATTGTGTTCATTTACTATTTGTATAGTATTAGTTGTTTCTATAACTTGAACAGTGGTACTAGTCACCTAGTCACCTCGCCTCTAACTAAGAAGTTTCCCATCAATAATCTCTGAACCCCACCAGATGGTTCAATAAGTTCTAAGTCATAAACGTAAGTACCAACTTCAAGAGCAGCAGAATCTGTGGCAGATATATAGAGGGCAATAGTACCTTCGGCGTCCCCTAAGGTTATGCCTCCGTTTTCTGTGGTTAGAGACAGCGTCGCACTTGTACTTGTCCTTTTGCCTCTAATCTGCATACGGGCTGTGTAGCCAGTTAGATCAATGGCGTTTTTAGAGGGGTCTTTCCAAGTAATAGTCTGGCCGTACGTCGCACCTTGGTCAATTGTCAATCCATACGTTGCTGCTAGCGCCATTCTTTCCTCCGATACAAACTAAAGGGGCGGGGGCGTTGGCCCCCGCCCCTTCAGTGATTACCTTGTCGGGTTTATCAGGAGATAGCGCCGCCAAGAGTGTTGATAACGACGCGAGATTCGGCGGTGATCATACCGAAGCCCCAGATGGCGTACCACGCCAAGCCGTGCTCACGACCGAAGTCGATCACACCACCGTCACGCAGTTCAACCGGGAGGCTGATGGCGTGACCAAAGGCGTTGTCACCAATCATGATTGCGTTGTAAGCCTCTGCGTTGGCTTGAACACCGGCAGTACCAGCGTCCGAGTCAAGAGCAGCGATGCCCGTGTCGAGGCCCTTCGAAACCTGAGTGGTCTCAATGAACACAACGTCGTAGATACGTCCGATTTCACCGAGCATGAAGTTACCGGGGGCGGCGTACTTCGTGACTTCGATGAACTCTGGCCAGTCGCGAAGCGAGCGGCTCTGTGACGGGTGAACGAAGCACACGTAAGTGTCGCCCAAACGTGGGATGTTCTCTCCAGCGAGAACCTCGACAGCGTCCTTGATGGTTGCTGGTGAGAGGTAACCCGGTGAAGCAGCGGTACCTGCCGTGCCTGCATCGTATGGCGAGATAGCGCCACGAGTGGTTTCGGCAGTGCGACCGAATACAACGCTAGGAGGAACAGCCGAACCACCACCGAACGGCACTGCCGACTGGTACAAGGTGTTACGTGCCTGCGAGTCCATGGACTGAGCCATGTGACGACCGAGGAGACGTGACGCTGAAGCCATGACGTCATCAAACGATGCGTTGAGCAGCAACTCGGTAACAGCAACAGCCTTACCATGCTCCTTAACGGTGATCTGAATCTGCGATGCGGTCAGCGAAGTCGGTTCCAAGCGAACACCCTCGACCAATTCCGCATTGTTGGAATCAACGGCGAGGTTGTTATAACGCATGAAGTTGATGGTCAAACCGGGCTGAACACCAAGTTCGGTCTTCTTGACGGCGAACTGCTCAAAGCGAAGAACTGGCATCGCTTGGAACAAGATCTCCTTAGACCAAATCTGCTGAATAGCAGGGGAGAGACCAGCACCATCAGCCGTGTAGCCAGTGATGTCACTGGTTGACGGCGTAGTGCCTGAGTTGTAAGCAGCGGTGGTGGTAATCGCACCGCTTGCGGGTGAGGGAAGGGCCATGTTAATTATCCTCCGTAGGATTTATTTGGTTACTATGTTTTAGCGTCCTCTAAAAGAGGCTTGCGCCAAGAGCCGATCTCGGATTTGTGCGTACTGTTCCATCGACATATTGGCGATATCCGCCGATGTAAATGTTTGCTGCTCCGTTGCGTTTTCCAGTGGCCCAATCGGGGTTGACCCCGTTGCCGGGACTCCCCTCAGGTTTTGCCGCTGAGGCATCGCCTGTTGGATGTTCTCAACAATAGCAGATGTACGAGCAACAACTGCCGAAATTGCGCTTTCAATCTCTTCTTCTGAATTTCCTTTAACGAAATCCATAAGTTCTGGCATGATGTTCTCTTGGTTCTCTGCAATTAACCGAGACTTGTAGGATTCCAATTCTTGGAATCGACGCTCTTGTTCAAGAAGCGCTTTTTGTGCATCAGCCTCGCTTTGGAGTGCGGAAAACTTTTCTTCCCACTCCTGCTGGGCTGTGTTAATACGCTGCTGAAACTCGTCTTCTTTCTTCATTAAGAGTTCTTTGGCGCTCATCTCTTCCTCTTCGCGAAGACGACGCTCTTCTGCTTCCTTTGCAGAGAGTTCTTCAGCAATACGCTTTTGTTCGTCACGCTCCGTATTAAAGATTTCAACTTGATCTTGCAACTTGGAAATCTTGTCGTACAACTTGTCCTTTTCTTGACGACGAATAGCCTCTACCTCATCTTGCGAGAACATACGCGAGTTAGGCGTGCGGTCCTGCGAGACAGCGGCTGCTTCGTCAGCAAAGGCTTGCTGTGGAGCGGGGGCGGGGTTTTCGATAGTGACAGAGTCGTCACCAGTGTTAATGTCAGTCATTACTAATACCTCACTTGGTCTTGCTTATATGTCTTAAATAGATTCCAAATAATTAACCGTTGTCAGGCACACGTCGTTGAGCCAAGTTGGCTCCGTATGCCCGCTGCACCAATTGATTTACTACGTCGCCGGAGGGGCTAATCCCCGGCATTACTCCCGATTCCTCTTCTGCGGAACCGGCAGATGTTACGTCGGAGCCGCCTGCGCTCCGCGTTTCTCCAGAAGGCTGAGCGCCATCCGGTGAGACCATTCCTGTGATAGCCATAACAGATGCTGCTATCTGTGCGTTAATCAACTCCAAAGCACCTTGATCCATTGCGTCGTCTCGAAGTTCTTCTGAGATTTCAGCCATCTTGTCGTTGGGGAACTCTTCTCCCAGTGCCCTCAAAGCACCACGCTTAGACTCAAGACCCATAGCCATCTTGGCTTGCAATTCGTTCAACTTGATCAACTGGTCAACAGGTAGCGGGTCAGGCCAGTGAATGGCTGTTCTATAGGTAGCGGGGTCGCGAGGGTCCAATATCTGTAACTGATCTGGTTCGGGGTATGTTGCCTCTGCCGGATTCCACTGAAGCGTCTCTGGTTCGTGAACAGCCTGTGTACGAATGATTAGTTCGTTCAACTGAATCAAGCCCTTAGTAAAGTGCGTCCGCTTCATGTAGTAACGGTTCATCATGGGCTGGTACTGAATGGCGAGGGCAACCCCGGAAGTATTAGAAATGGGCTGCGTCTTGCCCAGCGCAGTCTCTGGTACACCGGTGATTTCGTGCATGGCTTGCTTAATTAGTGCCATGTACTCCATAGCGCCAGCCATCTCACCTTTAGACTCTAAGTTATAGACACGAGCATCCTTAGGAAGACCTGCCCACACCTTCTTTGCTCCACGCTCCAACTGAGAAGCCTTTGCTCCAGTGATGATGGTCACGGGGGCGCTGTGGTAGTTGATGATGTCCGAGATCTCAGTGACCTTTTCGTTCAACTCGCGGTTAAGAGGGATGATGTCCCAAATGTCAGACTGACCCCACGGTGAAGAAGAAATGCTCACATTAGGAATGTGTACAACAGGAACTTTACCGATTGGGTTGTCGTACTGATCGATAAGTTCGTCGTTAACGTACTGCTCGATAGTTTCGTCAGTAAGAATCTCGGTAAAAGTGTAAACCTGACGAGTACCTTCAGGGCTGGTGCCCCAGAAACGGTACTTCAGTTTGAAGCGCAAAATACGGTCTCTGTCATGCGGGTGGTACTCAGGAAAACAGTAGGCTGGATTCAGAGGAATTAACCGAGTCTTCCCTTCCTGCACAATACCTAGGGCGTCTTCGTACGGAGCCTCGTAGGCAACCTTGACAAAGCAGTCACCAGTAATACCGGCTAACTGACCCATCTCCCACAGTACTTTTTCTTTATGGTTATCTACTTCCCAAACTTTCTGCAACAAGTAAGGAATGATTGCGGCGTTTGCTTCAGATGTCTTGAACTGAACGCCTTTACCAAAACAAAAGTTAGTAATGTAGTCTGACATGGTTCGTACGTAGTTAAGGGCGGTGTTTTGCTCACCCATCTCCCTACGATGAGACCAATGGTGCCCTAAGTACCAAGCCCAAGATGCCGCATAGCGGTTAAGGCGAGGACCATGAATCTCAAATTCCTCGTCAGCAAGTTCAACTAGACCAAGCGGAGAAATAGCGACCGTTAGGTCGCTAGAACTAGCCCTGTAACTTGGTGACCAGAAATCAATAGGCACTACGTGCTCCTGTCAGATGTACGTACACAACAAAGAATAGCAGACTACTTTTTAATACGACTGCTCTTTGTGGCTTTCTTTGCAGCAGGGGTGTTAGGAACATGCTGCTTTCCCTTCTTGTCACCAGCACGCTTTTTGTCGCTGGTAGCCTTATATTCGGAGGCACTTAACTTTTCGCGAGCCTTCTTCGGCATGTAACGCTCACCAGTAGCGCCCTTGCCCTGTGTGGAGTTCTTACCAGACTTGGTACCCCACTCTTCTTTGGTCCAGTTATCTAGACTCTTTTGAGGTGCTTTCTTTGGCATCAGTCCTTGTACCCTCCACCGGCTTCTTTGTAGCGCTTAGCCAGCATCTGTGCCTTGCGGGCTGACCACTCTCCGGCGTCGCCGCCTTTACTGCCAGCCTTGATCTCGTTGAAGAGGCGTTTGCGTAGGGCAGGCTTGGTGTAGTTACCAGCCTCGTTTACCTTGGACTCGGTCTTCTTCTTTGCTGCCTTCTTGGCAGGCTTCTTGGCAGCCATTATTTCTTTCCTCGGTTACGTGCTCGGTTAGTGCTGGAATCTTCGGCAACGATCTTGCCGTCTTTGGTATGGGACATATCCTTACCACCCTTACCCATAACACCCCGTTTGCGACGCTCAGAGGCGAGTTCGCGGCGCTTTTCTTTCTGCTCAGGCTTATCGTTGACCTTCTTGTCAGTAGCAGCCTTTTTTGCTTTAGCCTCAGGATTGTTCCTGTAGTACTGAGCGCTTTTGCGGGGGCTGTCCGTTTTACGGGGAGCCATTACCACTTCACCTTGTCTGCCCAGTATGCGGCGCTCATCTTGCCCTTCTTGATGTTGGCACCATGGCGGGCCTTAAATGAAGCACGCTTCTTTTTCATCTTGTCAGACTCTCCAGACTTCGGCTTTCCTGCCGTCTTTGCTCCTTGCTCACCAAAGCGGATCAACTTGACCTGATCGCCTTCCTTGGCCAGCACTGCGTGCGACTTCGTTGAGTGACCGGGGGTCTTCTTGGGCTTGTTGTAGCCCTCAAAGGTAATACCTCCTCGGGTGTACTTTGACTTACTGTCTTTATTTTCAGCCATGCCTACTCCTAAACACTCGTGCTCTTAACACGGTTCTCTGCTTTACTTGTACGACTATAGCCGCCGCACTTCTTACAATGTACTACTTGATACGAAGCAGTACGAGTATGAGCGAAACCACGCTTGACTACGTCATCATGCCCACACCTTGGACACGCTTCGGGGTTACCCCCATAGAGACCGCGATGAGGATGAGCCTTAATCCAAGGCAACAAACGTTCATACACCTGCTCTGTCAAAACAACATCTTGCATGTTGTACTTCTTCATGATTCGCCAAGCCTTTGCGTCACCTTTCATACAGGCTAACCACAAGTCAAAACCGTCGTGTTGAAGTTTGGAACCGATGCCCAATTCGGTGGCGATGTGCTGAAGTTTGTTGCTAGTAAATTTAAACCTCTGCTTAACCACGTTGAGGAGATCGATGTCTACATAAGGAGAAGGAGGGGGGTAACCCTCCAGAACAAACTCCCTATTCAGATGCTTCATGTCGAATGCTTTGCTGTTGTAACCAACTACCGCATCTGCTTCGTCCAATAACTCCCAAGCACGCCTCACCATCTCTGAGTGACCGTCGTGGTAGTCGCTAGCAAAGTAAACCTTTTTTTCACCGTGCCATTTAGCGGCCCAAGAAATAACAGAGCCAGTCTCCTCAATTTGGTTGAGGCCAACATTCTGATCCCAGAGACCCCAAACATAAGCAAGGTTGGGGCGGGTCTCTATGTCGATGGTTAGAATCTTTATTCCCAAGCGAGTCCTCCTTGGGTAGGTACACCTATACCATACTAGATGTTATGGGTGTCTTAGGTCAATAGTCCTCTACCATAGCCAGTAATGGTACTATGGCCTGTGGATATACAAGAGAGGTAAGTGTGGATAACTTCGACGACGCAAAAATCACCATGACAGGTCGCGGTTGCCGAGCGGTTGTGGAAAACATTGAAGCATTCTTTTCAGCAGACCCATCTGACCCCAATGGGGCTAGAGAGTCAACGGAACGCCTAGCGGCTGTAATGCTCATGTTTGACGACATCCTCCTAGGTTGCGGTGTACTCAGAGAGACCGGACCGGGGTGGGACGAAGAGCGAGAAGAAAACCCCTACTACCGTCAAGTCATCATCGGCTAGAACGACGGCAGTTGTCGTAGCCCTCAACAAAGCAACGCCGACGCTGGCTTGGGTATCCCGAAACTAGAGCGTAAGGAGCGACCGGCAAGGGTAAAGCACCTGTCTCAGTCAAACCATCGTCACTAGTCCCCAAGCCAGCGTCGGCGTCAGCAACGGGGGAGGAAGAGGAGGTGCCTCCTCCCGGTGCGGTGGAACCGGCAGCGGTAGAACCGCCGCCTGAATTCATCAGCCGTCGACACGAACCGCGTTAGGACGGTTCATGTGTGCGCCAGAGTTGTAAGCGGTCTCGAAGCGAGGCATACCGTCACCAGCAACCGAACCCTGAACAAAGTCAGAAAGAACGTCTGGCGACTCGATCCAAGCGGCGGAACCAACGTGAGCACGTTCTTGCATAGTCTGCTCTGCAGGCTTGTAGAACATATCACGGTTGTTGTGGTTCTGGCGGCTAGGAGCCGAAGCGGTGTCCATGTAAGCGCCTTCAGCAAAGTCGTAAGTAACCTCAGTCTCAGTAGCGACTCCTTCTTGGAATCGAAGTGGACCACGGTTACCGGGAATGCTCGGAGCCATGGTACGTTCGAAAACGTTACGCATTGCTTCCGGGTACGGGTTCTGCGGGGCGATTGTCGGATTCATGTCCATAAGGATGTGACCTCCATGTAGGGTTGTACGAGTCAATAGTAGCACCCCATAGAAATGTGTCGCTTGTTTTTAGCCGTTATTCAAAGAACGGGTTTTCGTATACGTTCACGGTAGGCATTACGTCCTGTACCGTCATAGCACAAGCAATAGCGAGAGAGTCTGGATAGTCGTCAAACGCCCCACGCTCGTCAGGTGCAGCAGCGAGCATGTATGGCCCACGATTGACTTTTTCAAGGTCAGACATCTGCTGATTGAACTTCTTCCACCTTTTAGTGCGGCGAGCCTTACTATGACCGGGAATGATCAACTGCTCACGCTGTATCAACTGGGTTAAGTGGGTCCATCTATCATTTTGAGTTTTAGCGTCAGAAGAAACAGGTATGACCTCAATCTGAGGCATAAGAATCTGTAGGCGCTCAGCGACGGCACCACCAACGCCTTGCGCGTCTACTCCTACTCTTAGGACATCGTAGTTACGTAGGAAGTCGATAATTTCAAAGTACTGAGACTCCCACTCGACGTTGTTGATCTCGTGCCAATTCAACACACGGTGCTCGTAGAAACCAAAGGGGTCAGGGTGGTCCCAGTCAACCCAGACAGGGGTAATCACAGTGCTGTCATTTGTACGGGCCACGTCAATACCAACGACGATGGGGGTCTTCCACCACTCTTGGACTAGGGGCATACTTGGGTCGTACAAGCGGTCCAACCTGTCCTCTGCTACGAACATTCCCTTTTCGAGCATCCAACGATTGCAGTACGACATCTGAAACTCGTCAGAGTCCTCACCAATACGCAACTTCTCTTTAGCAATGAAGTCGTTGTAGTTTTTGTTGTACTTAGCAGCCGTGCGCCAGTCGTACTCGTGATGATGGATCTTGTGAGTGCGACTGTTGATGTCCCGACGCTTGTTGTACTGAATGGCGTTGTAGAAGTAAGACTTGTATCGCTGAGCAGTACCGCCTAGGACAATACTTCCGTTGTTCCATGCGAGCATGGGCTTAATCGACTTAGCGATCATTGTCTCGTCGGCTTCCTGCGCCTCGTCAATGAAGGCGAAGTGGTACGTCTTCGATTCGATCTTGGCCTTTGGGTTACAGGTCTGCATACGGCAGTGTGAGCCAGACTTCTTCAAGGTGATGATCTTGCCCTTACCTCTAGACCCACCAGCAGTTGCTTTGTCGTCAATCTCTGGGTCTAGCAAAAACTCTAGAGCGTGCTCACTCGTCAACTTACTAACTACTCTACCGAACACGGTATCGGCCTGATCCTCGGTGGGAGCGAACACCCCAACCCAAAAACCTTTTTCAAATTTCTTCAACCACGTTGGGTACACGTTTGAGAGACGAGGAAGAATGACCATAAGACCAGCAATGATGTTCGAGATAACTTCCGACTTACCGGACTGACGCGTGGCAATGAGTGTCTTCTCCTCACCATCTCCCAGAACAATAGACTCAACGATGCTTTGCGCAATCGGAATCTGATAGGGGAAGAACTCAGTATCACAGAACGTCTGAATAAATACCAGTAACTTGTTTACTAGATCTTCAACAAACTCAGCAGTTGTCTCATCGAGTTCTACTTCATATTCTTCTTGGTAATCTGAATACTCAACTTCTTCAGTGTCAGAAATGCTCATTATTACCTGCCCGACTCTCTAGTACAGACCACATTGCAATTATAGCGTCAAGACACAGATTGACATCTTCTGGTTGGCCTTTATGGTATCTCCATTGATCAACTGCTTGATGCAAAGCAACTACTGATGAGTCTAGGTACTCTCTCAACTGCTGTGTGTCGACTGACTCTGCCCTTTTTAAGTAAGAAGGGTCAATGTGACGCTGTGCTGTCGACGTCGTCTTTGTCTTTTTTCGCATTGTTCCATTCTCTCAGTTCTTTTGGCGAGTCTTCTAAGTACCTTCCACCTAACTGATCCAGCAGGCTGTTACCCCGGCGTAGCAACACCCCTACTTGAAACAGGTACTTACCGACGCGGACTTGTACACCGGTGCCCTGCCACCAAGGGGGACCAGTCTGATACATGTTGCCACGAGAAACTATAGGAGTGTGCGGTGGGTAATCATCTCTAATAATCCAGTACAGCCTAAAAGTCTTAATGTACTGCAACTTATTGAGTGTGTCTCGAAACAAGAAGTAAGCACCAACACAAGTAGCAAGAGCGGCTGCTATCCAGATCATGCGCTGGGCATCGCTCCGTACACAAACTCTGCGTATTCTTCACCCGGATAAATCTTGTTGTGAGCGAAGTTGTTCAGAGTACTGTTGACGAACCGCCCCTTTGAAGGAGAAGACACAAAGGTTTGATAAATGGTTACCGGAACGTCGTGGTAAATCCAAGGAGTCTTTCCGTTAGTCCACGTCATCAACAACTTGCTACCGCCATAGTGGTAGCGGGTTGCGGCACACCGGCTAGAACTGGGAAAGGTGACTACTTGGCTTGCCCCAGCATCCCCAAAACCGCCCGCTCCTCTACCGACAACGTCTAGGTCAAACGACCCCTGACCTGTGCCGGGGTCTCCAAACTGCCTACGTAAACGCCGTCCAGATGTACCCTGTTGAGGGTTCTGATAATCAAACTCGTCGCTCATTGTCCTTGTCCAAGTGCCATTCTATGTGGTGATCCAGTCTGGTGTCAATCTTATCTACTTTGCCGTCAATCCTGTGAAGTAACTCGGCGTTCTTAGCGTGGTCCCTGTTGTTTTCCCGTCTTGTCTTCTCGATCAAAGCGACGATGATGCCACCGGGGGCGCTGAGAAGAGCAAGAACCTCGTACCAAGTCATGCGACTACCTCTAGAGCAGACGTTACTCCATCGGAATCCATCGGAGTTATATTGTCGTAAGTGCTGACCACAAGATTACCAAACGCAGCAACAGTCTGCACTAACGGGGTCGACGTCAACAGGGCCGAACTGCTCACTGTTACGACGAGGTCCCAAGTGTAGGTGCCGTTCGTCAACCATTCAGTGTTTGCCGCCGTCATCTCTAAAAGAACTGCACCTTCGGAAGTGATCTCCGTAGGGAGAACATATTTAGTACCGTCAATCAGTACCGATGCGGCGCACTGAGTGACAGGCCGTTTGCGGTGAGTGCGCTCGTCTTTGATGACAATGAGGCGTTCCCACTTTTCACCGCGACTTACTTTGTAGTCAATGTTTTTAGCCACGAGGTGAGCACTCCCCTCCATCACAGCAACTGTCTCGCTGGCCGCATTCGGTACATTTGTAATGGGCGTGTTCGGGGCGCATCTCGCCACCACACCATTCGCACTGTTCCATGGCGACCTCGCTAGTTACTCACCGGTAATGAGGTAAATGCTAGCACAGAGATTTCTGGCGATACCCCTTGACAAGGCCGCATTACAGATTGCTAAAATGGAAACCATAGGTTGACCCCGAGAAAAGTACCTATGGGTGCTTGTCCCTTCCCCGGCTTCGCCGGGGCCGCGCCGCAGGCGCGGAAAGGGCCAACAAGGAGGCAATAGGTCTATGGTAGAGCACGTTAACGTAGGTGTATACACCTTGAAAGAAGGGGACACTCCCAGATCAGTTGCTGAGGATGTGTACTCTGACGGTAACCTGTACACGGTGCTGACCAAGAACAACCTTGAATCTAATTGGGAGCCTTCAGAAAAGATTAAAGTTCCCAATAAAAAAGGTCGCCGCACTGTTGTGCAAGATAGGGAGTCTATTAAAACTCTCTTACAGAGGATGTATCCCCACGATCCCCCCCATATCTACTACAAAAAGTTTTACACGTGGAATGGTGGTGTGCAGGTTGAGGATCTAGTGGGGTCTCAGGTATACGTACCTGAACGCTAATTATCTTCAGATACTGAGATTACTTCCAGAGTGGTCACCTCTGTGACCATTGCACACGGTACGTGTAAAACAGTGTCGACAAAACCGTAAGCGTAACTTTGGCAAATAGATACGTGACCCGGCTTAGTTTCAACTGGTAGTAAAATGCCTACAGATTGTACTGTGTAGGGTTCTACGCTAACGTCTAACTCAGACAACCACCCGCTGGTGGTCTCAGCGTGGGCGTCTTCCCAAGTAACCATTACTATTTGTCGGGTTTCTGCATCTGAGGTCATGCCTCATTTTAAACCTACATGTGTAGTGGGTTATTGCTCTTTAGCGTTCCTACGTCGCCTTCTGGCAATAGTGCCCATTCCACCCCAGAACCCAAAACGCTCTCTGTCCCCGTAATCAGCGCACTGCTGTTTAACGGGGCACTCCGAGCAGGTGGCTTTAATTAGCCTCACAGCAGCAG